CCGCTCTTTTTCTGGTTTAACGATGTATTCCTCAAACAGGTCGAAGAGATCATCGCCCTTTTCACGGGCACGAGCTATATCGACCAGTGCCTCGTTCGGAACGAGACCAGACTCGAGTCCCTGCAATAGTTTCGCTAACGCCATCGACCGGAACTTCTCCACGTCAAGACGTGAACGTTCACGGCCCACATCAGTCAAACCATCGATGTTCTCTTGAACGAACTCTTTAGAAACAAACTCTGCTTGGCTGTACTGAATGTGCAGCACAGCGGACTGTGCAGGGTCACGTCCAAGACCGAGTCCGTATTCCACTCGAAGACGGTGAGCTGGATCGATATCGGTACGAGAGTTGTACTCCGACAAGAATTCTTGGTTGCGGAGAATACCTGAAGCCATTTTCTGGCCGGGGAAATATGCTTTATCAACCTCAAGAGCTATCCGTAAAGCACGCTCAAGTTGCTGTTGCAGTATTTGGTGATACGTCCTGATAGCTGTGTTCATCATTCCAGCTGAAGCTTCAAGGAACTTCGCTGAAGCGATTGACTGGTCAATCTCACCGGGACGGCTTCTCGGCCAACGACCACCAACGTGGATGCCCTCAATGAGTTGAGCCAAATCGGCTTGCACGTTAAGGGAGCTGACAGCTGGAGGGACACGACCAATAGCGCCTTGCGGTCCCAGCTCGATAAACGAGCCACCGCCGTAAGGCATTTCACCAATCAGGTCTTTCACGAAGATGTCTGAGTAGACAGCTTGATCGGCGTAATCCAAGATCAGACCCATTAAACGGATATGAGCCTCGAGGAGACCGATCACCTGATCGAACTGGCCACGGATCTCTCCGTCAAGAGCAACTCGAGACCCGATCACTACCGGGCAAATACCTACTTTGTTGGGTATTCGTTCCAGCTCAACCGGTAAAGGCACGTCTTGTGACGAGCCGTAAGCAACTAGACCGGAAGCAGATGCCTGATATAGGCCAGTCAACAAATATTCTTCTTCGTCGTAGTATTCGACGAGCACAACCTTCGAATTCTCGTCAGGATCCCCATATTCGTTGTACTGACCTAAGGCGTCACGCAGTTTGGCTTGATATGCGGGAGGTATCTGAGTGAAATACACCTCTCGAGCAAACATGCATCGACGAACGTCGTCACCCGGACGAAAACCCGGCTCTGGGTAACACTGTCGTGGGTCTCGACGCTCAATAAGTGGGATACGTTGCTCTAAATCGGGAGTAACTGTCCACACCGACATGCCGTAAGCGGCTTTGTCGAGCACTGATCGAGGGATCAGCATGTCAATCGCATTCACATCCATATAGGACACAGCGATCTGCTCCATCAGAGCAGCAGTTTTCTTAGCTCCCTGAGTGGGACGATCTGGTTGCACCCGAACAGTCGGAACAAGCGAAGCTGACTCAGCTGTATCCTCGAGCGCCACCTGAATCAGGTTTGGTGATCGAGAATCCACTCCCTCTTCGTCCGGGTCAAAAATGTCGAAATCGCCACGGACTACACGGTCAATGGTTTCCATCCGAACATCACGGTCATAGTGACGTGAACGCCACGACGCATACATATTCGGAAGCAGGTTGATGTCTAGCATCAGCTCTGAACTTCAACGATGTCTACAAGCGTCCGTTCGATCTTGCTCATTTCTCTACCAGTCCTTATTTCGAACGCCTTAGCTCTCACCTCTGCCTCAGTAGAATCTTCGGGCATGGTGAAGTAGACGGGTTTCTCATTAACCAACGTGGCGCACACAATTTCGTCACTAGCTTTGGCCGAGCTGGCCCGCTTGTACGCCTGCTTATTTCTGAAAGTTTTGAACATAGGGGCCTCAAGGAGCCACCCGACAAGTGTCGCCTAGTTACTGGGGTTCCAGATCTCAGAGTCAATATTCATAGGGGCAGGACCGTCTTCGATGTCGTATTCCTCCACAGACCCATGAGATTGGGCTTGCCCAACGGTCTGTCTGCGGTACCCCCACTGACCTCGAGTCATATGACCCGGTCGTTGATCACGAAGGTTGATACCCCGAACCTCTTGGTTCTGGAAATCCACCACACGACGGCGACGTTTCACACGGTTAGGTACCCGCATACGTTCATGGAACATCGGCAGATGAGCCCTGTTCATCAGATCCCTGATACCAAGATCAGCGAACCACAAACTCATGACACGGTCACTGACAGCTCCCATTGGGAAAGCGATCAGCTCCTCCAACAACGGTTGGAAGATCTGTGTAGTGGGGGCGTTACCCCACGGGATAGAAACCAAACCAGTTTCCATCAGAGGAGCCATTGACTCGACACCGAACTGAGGATCCCATTTGTTGCCATGAGTGTGGTGAGGAACAACCCTCACTCCACGTTTAGCGAGATGCTGTACCAGCTCCATGTCGTACTGCACGATCTGTGACTGCACACCGTTCGACTCAACTCTCCACTCAAACAACGGATACCGGTCAGTCCAATCCAAAATCTGGTTCTTCATCTGAGGAGCCTTCATTGACTTAACAGCCAACGAGTCCACCAAATACCGTTTGCCGGTAGCAGGGTCTACCCCTATCAGTGTGAAAGCGGTGTACCCCGATCCTTTATTAGCCCCCGCCGGATCCAAACCAGCGAACAAACGCCACGAAGGATCAAAGTGGCCTTGCACTCGAGACGTGTCTTTACACATGTCGAGCATCTCTTGAGTGAACGAAGCACCCACACCCGGAATATCGACCTGCTGATAAATCAGCTGGAAGTCCGCTGGACGCATTTCCGAGCGGTGAACCAAAGCTTGCGTGTACGGAAAGTGTTCCGGCCACAACGTTGACTCAGTCTCATCGTCCATGATGCACGGATACCGAAGAACCTTGTAACCAGCTCGAGTGTTCAAAGCCGCATACACGTCACCCGGATTGACACGAGTACCAATCCAAATAGCACGCCCCGACTTACCGATACGAGACAAAGCTTCCTTGTCGAACCACTCCAACATGGCAGCAACCCGATCAGGGTTACGCATATTGTCCAAAGTCGCTACGTCATCGAACTTGATTACGTCAGCACGACGACCATAGATCTGTTGACCGACACCAAGAGCTGCGATGGTCGGATCCTTCTCAGCAGTAGTACGCCCAGCAACATAAATAGATTCACTTGACCAGTTCGACTGCCCGTCAGGCTTATGTGGACCCCAATCCTCAATAGGGCTCGGACCACCCTCATACAGCTCAGGGTTCGTCAACATTTCCGAGATCGAATGCATAAACGTTCTAGCGAACGGCAACGACTTCGACACAATCAATGTACGCAAGTTCGGATCCCGGCAAACGTCATACACCGTGTGCCACACCGTCACCAACGTCGACTTCGAATGATACGGAGGCATGTTGATCAACACTCGAGGATTCGGTTCAGTTATCGCATCCGCAATCTCCTTATGGAACCCCGGAGTCTCATGATGCACACCACAATCCGGGCACGACCAGTTCTGCAAATAATGATCACAAAACTCCGTGAACGTCCCAATCCGACGCTTCTCATTCAAACCCAAAGGACCAACCCGTTGCTGCTCCTTCACCTCAGCAATACGAGTTTCCCTCTTCTCCCGCTCACCCTTCATACGGCCAGACAAATGCTGACGAGACACACCGAATTCCTTAGCGGAATCCGTCTGAGTCCAACCATGATTCAAACACTTATCGATAGCCGCCTTATAGCGGCGCTCCTTCGACCACGTCTTGTATTTCGCCAACCGTGGCTCAGGCATCTAACAGCTCATGTCCCGGCGCAACTTCTCCCACACCGTCCACTGACTCTCCGTCCAATTGTGATCTATCGAATCCATCAACTGGCTGCACTGCGGACTGTAACCCTGACCAGCGACTATGGACGCAGGGGCTGCGGGAGGGTTTTCGTTCCCGGGCCACAGCATTACGAGTCCACCGATGGCTGTGCCGACCGCTATGGCGGCGGCAGCAACTGCCTTGGTGATTCTGGTTACTAGTTGACTCCACTTGTCTGCTTTCTCTGCAACATCTTCAAAGCTCATTTAACGTCCCCACTTAATACCCTTGACTAGTAGACAGGTCTCGGGTATCTAGTAGAGAGTCCACCTTGGGTCAACAGTAATACCAGTCCAAGGAACAACTCAAAGCATTGGAACCGGAACCCCGAGCCACTGGTAGGCACTCGGGACGGTCTGTCACCTGAATAAGGTCAGCAAAAACAATGTGAGCGACGACAGCTCGTTAAAACTAGGTCGGGGAAATACAGGGTGGGGGGATAAACCAGTATGCCTAGTCCCGGGTGGACGAGGGACCGAAGGTTCCTCGAACCAGTCTTGCTTTTGACAAAAAGAAGACAAAAATAGGGGCCCGGACCCGACCCCATACATATGTCAGTTTGTCGGCCACAAGGTGTGGTCCCTTTCCCCTCCCCCCCCGACGCCGATCTTATGCACCCCCGTTCGGCTGTGGGGTTTGTGGCCCGACTTTCTGGGCTCTGGTGCTGTCCGGGGACATCGATCAGCCCTGCTACCGGGCAGGTTGTTGTTGCAGGCAGAACATGCACCCTTGTTTCCCTCGAGGTGGGGCTATTTGTTTGTGGCATGAGCCTGTCTGGTTCTAATTAGACCGGCGGTGGGAGCGGCAAGGTATTTGTCTGGTGCTTGGGGCGGCCGGGGTGGTGGGGTTGGGTGGTGGTGGTTGTCTTGCTTTTGATGTTTGGGGTGGTTTTGGTGGGTGTGTTGGGAAAATATTTGAGAAATGTTGTGGGTGTGTTTGGGCCTGTGTTTGTGGGCTCTGGTTCCTGTTGGATCCTTGTGGTTCCTTCTGGTTTCTAGTGGATTGTCAAGGATTGTCTAGTTTGTGTGCTTATACTTAAAAACATCAACCCAGCCCACAGCTTCGGCACGGCACGCATTGATCGATAGGGGGAGGCAGTCCCCAATTGGAACCCACTCCGAGACCTACTGGTTGGCGGACTGGTTCCGACCTCGCACCAAGGTGAACAGCGAACGTGAGAACCACCAGATGAGATCAAGGCGTTTGAGTCTTTGACCAATCGGGTTCCGGGCTATCGAACCGGGACTGCGTAGGGCTTCGGCCTAGCGAATCATTGGGCTTGATCTACGACGGTGAATTCCTCCTCCTCGTATCGAGCTACTTGGCTCGGCTGACGAAGGGCAGAACCCGGAAACGAGGAGGAACAATGATAGATACAAGCAACTACCCAAAGATGGTTGTGTATGTCGATC